GTTTGAAGACCAAACGTTGAGTCTGTTGACCAGTGAGGACACGTCCTGCTTGCTACGAAGTGTTTGACAGTAAATGCCACGCACATCATAGCCGCTGAGAAAATCAGCACCGCAGGACTCGCGGAAGGGCCCAGTCGCAAAGGACTTGTCCATGTTCACCGTAAAACCAAAGCGACCTAAGAGGTTGACTACAAGATCGTAAGCTTTCGCTTCGACTATGATGTCATCCCCAAAGACGCCCCAGTTGGAACGGTGATGGTAAGGTTTATATGCCGTAATACCTAAGGCACTGTAAACCCCAAGTACAATGCAACTATAGAGCATCGTCTGGAGGGGAAATGTAAAAGCATTCCCCATCGACGACACCATATGTAACGGAACGGAACTACCATCCGGTAGTTCGACCTCGGCACTACGGAACTCCATCATAAGTGCAAGCACGTATGGTGGGGTAATTAACCGTAATAAGCCAAGGCCTATTGAGTCAGATGCGTTGCTTAGGTCAATAGTACCAAAAGCCCCGCTTTCTGATCCAATACGCGCTAGGATCCTGTTCCTGCCTGGCTGTCTAGCTAAGTTTATTCCAAACTTCGCTAGCAGTTCAGTCTCGAGACAAGATCCAAAGCCCTTCTGAAAAAGCATATTCAGTAAGGGTTCCGTACATATGGTCCTTGAAATTCCGCTTGTCTTAGGGACAAACGATAACCGGCTACCTCGAACCTCCTTGAAACCCCCGTAATGGCCTGACCTGATCTTTTCGGTCTCGAGCCAAAGAGGGTATTTGGAGATTTCACGCTGGTAAAGCGTAAATAACGACTTTCGAGTCCCAGTCAAAGGCCCTGCAGCTATCTTTCGATAGAAGTCAGAACCTTCGACACCGATAGATGCACCGGGACCAGTCATTATCTCCTTAGAGATTTTCTCTAAGTTGACAATGTAGTCCCCGCCAGGGTTAAACCAGAAGTCATAAAAATGACGAATGGTTTCACCGATTGAGATTTCTTCAATCTCACTGACATTGGTGCGATCAATTGGCGACTTAATACTACATTTGGTATTAAAGTCAAGGAACTTAGTGAGAGCAAGACTGTCTGCATCAGCAGATGTTTCGTCCTTGAATTTCTTCAAGAGCGTATCTGCCAAGGTCAGACAGGCGAACTCACGTCCAGAGATACCAGGCCAAGCTCTTTCTCGAAGATTTCCTTCGAAGAAGGCAGCATATGGCACGGTATTGAGGACCTTACTAAGGTCGTTAGCGAGGCAACAATAAAGAGCGCGGGAACAAAGGTTCACTAGCTTCTCCTTATAACAACCCGCCTAACAGTATGTTAGGTTAGGGCAGCCTAAATGTTTGGCTACAGGATCGAAAGCAAGACGGAATCGCCAAGCCCGGAACTCTGGGCGTAAAGCGTACCGAAATGCGCCGACATTGCAGCTTTAACATTTGCGGAATCTGCTATCTCTGAGCCAGCCACTACTTCAATGCTCG